AACATCAAAACTAAATATGGCATGGATACTGAAGCCAATAATGAGTTTGAAGATCAGACTGCTGTCTATGGCAGAGTGGTTCCTGTACCAGACAACAATCCAAATTTACAAGAAAGAATGAACGTAGAATCACCATTAGAAGGTGGTAACTACATAGACCTAGACGTAGACAACAATGCGAGTAGAGATGTAACAGGTAAAACATATACTGGTGTTGAGATTGGTATCAATGATAAAGGCACACCATCAATGGTAACCAGTGATATTGAAGCTGAATTTGTACCACCTGAAGTAGTTACAGGTAAGATAGGTAAAGCCGTAAACTTAATTAATCCAAGTAAGAAAGAAAAGAAAAGGTATAGATGGAGTTGGGTAGACAGGGACAATGACACAGATCCAATACATACTTTAGTATCCGTGACTTCAACAAATAATCTTAGTTCTGAAAATGGTGGAGCTACTAAAATTAAAACACCAAGTGGGGATCATCAATATGCACTTAAAGTAAATATGAATGGAGCCACTAAATTAGCTACTTTTCCAGACAGTCCAGATCAACCACGTTTAAGACCAGTGATGTATGCACCTAATGTTGAGTTGGGACCGATTGCAGGAAGAATAAAACTCGGTACAAAAGAACATAATGTTTACGAATATATTACTTTATCCGATGCCACTCAAGATGTAACACCCGTCTTTGCTAGAAAGAAAGGTGGCATTGATACACCATCTAAGAGTATAGAAGACATTCAAAGGGCAATACCAGAATATAAAAGAGCTTCAGTTCAAAAGGCACCTAACACTATATCTAGAACAATAAATGGTGAAAAATTTACAGAATTAGATTTGAACAAAAGAGGTATAGGTTATGTAGGTAAGAAGCCTGTGTCTCAGATATGGCAAGAAACTCTAGATAAAGTTCCAGGTGCTAGAGCAGAATTAAAAAAATTAAAACTTGAAAATACAATGGTTCCAAGAGAAGAAGAGTTTTGGAATGCAGCTTTAAAATTACCAGACAGAGCTAGATATTGGTATGAAGTAAGCTCGGAAGTGATTGGTAATTATTTTCCAGACTTGACAAAAACAGAGATTGAAAAGTTTTGGGATGTAGTTGCGGCAACTAGTCCGATGGCTGACCCTATAGATAATATGTTCAGAACAATTGCTTTATTGTCAGAGCATTATCAGAGCAAACCAATCACAACAGATCTTGTTAGTCCTACCGCAGTGTCCACTGCTTTATCAGATGAGTTACTAGGAGCACCTAAGACCAGATCTTTTAGTGGTACATTCTTATATCTTAGTGGTGTAAGAAATGAAGTTCCTTTGTCTACTAATGATAGACAAGTTGCTTCTTCGTTTGGGATCACAGGGGATGACATAGCAAATAACTTTGTTATGTATCATATATTAAGTGAGTTCTATATCGGAATAAGAAATGAGCAAAATGCAAATTTACCATCTGGTGTACAACCATATGAAACATGGCAGATCCAAGCACCTGCGTGGGTACATGAAAGAGGACTAACCAAAGCCTCAAAGAATGAACTACAAAATTATGATGACTATGCTCTTGTTTTAGAGAACAGAGTTATACCTAAATTAAAAGAAGCAGGTATTTCTATTCCAGATAATCAACTTACTAAAGATGTTCTTAGGAATCCAAACGTACCATATGCATTAAGAGAAAACCTATTAGGTTATCAACAAGCCTATGTTGGCACCGTAGAAGTTAACACACAATCTAATGTTGTAGGTAAACAGTTTGAAGAGAACTCTGCTCTCATGAGAAATCAAGAAGGTTTTGTAGGATTAACAAAAGAAGCAGACACTATTATTGCAGAAGGCATGAGAAAGCTAACTGCTCGATCTAAAGAAGGCGGTAAAAAATTACCATCTGTTATAGACCGAATTGCTAGTGCGATGGTGGGTAAAAAAGTTTCAATGGTACGAGTAACTACGGATGGCTTTGGTACATATGCAGGTTCTGCTTCACCAAACATTCGTATTCCAATGAGATATAAAGATGCAAAAGGTTATGGTAATTTTGATGAGAAAGATGTGGATGTTTTCTTATCACTACTAAGTGGACCTCTTGGACAAGAAGCCGCAGCAGCAGGTTTGTTTGTTGATGCTAATATGAATGAAGCACCTCCTGCGGGATTTGATAGAACTTTTAGTGTCTTTGTGAAAACTGGAAATGATACTAGACCAGACGACATTGATCCTAGAGGTATAGGAGAGTTAAGTGCTAAATTAAATAAACCTGTGTCTATGTCTATTGTAGCCAATGGTTATTTGTTTGATATACACCTAGAAGGGGGTCCGTCAATAACAGATCCTCAAGTTATTTCAGATGCAGTTGGAGGTACAGGTCTTGCTCTGTTAGGTGAAATTTATTTAATACCTAGAGATTATAAGGTTCGTTATTTTGAAAGAATTGCAACTCCTTATAGTGATGGTTATAGTAAGATAATAAGTGATTTTAAGAAAGGAATAATAAATGAAGCAACCCAAGAAATTGCAGACCTCAGTCCTAGGATCGGGAAAGGTCAAGCCAGAGACTTTATCATCGGAAACATCGAAGCAATCACAACCGTACCGAGTTCTATCCAAAAAAGAATTGAGAGAATTAGGCTTAAATCGAGGGAGCGAGTTAATAATCTCGATGAAGTAAGAGATAGAGTAAGAGCCTTACACGATGAAATGAAAGCTAAACAAAAAACTTTCAATAAGAAAGTTGAACCTAAGTTAGAAGATTTAAGACAAAGAGAACTTAGGTCTCAAGAGTCTCAAGAAACAATCGCACCTTATCCAGAAGATGTAGATACTGAAAATGATATTGATCCACTATTTGCTAGACCAACTAGAAACTATTCAAAAGCACAAGAACGCTTAGAAAAGATATCTAAAAACTCTTTCACTGGTATTTTTACAAGTAGTGCTAGGAGATTAGTAGGTTTGGCTAGAGGCACAGAGATTGGCTATAAATTAGCTAATATACTTGACCGTGATAAGTATGCCCGTACTTCAAGAGATACCACAGGCACTATTGAAATGGATGTGCACGAAGAGATTAATCAAGGTCTTGGAAAATTTACACAACAATTTAATAATATTTTAAACAATATGACTACTGCACAAATTAAGTTAGTACCTGATTTGTTAAGAGGCAGATTTGTAAACAAGCAAACAGGAAGAATACAAATTACACCTGAGATGCAAAGAGTTGGTTTAGGTATTAACAAAGCAGTTGAACTTAGAAAATTGATGAATGATTTGTATGGTTTAATAGAACAAACTTATGCAAAGTATGGTGCTCCACCTCCCCCTAAAATTTTAATGTACTTCCCACAAATTTATAAATTAGATGGTAAGTTTACTGAAGGTCTGTTGAGAGGTTTAGATAAAACTCAAGGCTTACAAGATTTTTTCAAACAGGTATTTACAAATGATGGTGTTCAAAATGCTGATGTTAAAGCACAAGATTTAGTATCTAAGATACTGAATGAGGGTAATGCTCCTACATGGGGTTTTGATCTAGCAACCGTTGCAGGTCAGAAGGTATTTAGATTTACTCCCCAAGAAATGAGAAGGGTCATAAATATGAATCCTTATCAAGAATTTGATGTGACTATGTCTAACGGTCAGGTAAAGAAGATGAAATTAGCAGACTTTCTTGACAATGATACATACGGAGTTCTTCAAAAATATATAACAACTACTGTCAGACGTATGGCTTTTGTGAATAGATTTGGTCCAAAAGCTGAGAAGATTACAGAAGCTGTTAATCAGGGTGGTACAATTGATCAAGAACTTGGCAGAAGAGGTGAAGCTCCATTATCACCAGAGGATAGAACTGCTATATTTAATTTAATTAGAGCAAACCTAGGTATACTTCCAACTCATTCTTTCTTTGGTGCGGGAAAAAGCGATAGATCTTATGGTGTTCAACAAGGTATAAAGTCTTTTACTAACTTGTTGTTTCTTAACTTGTCTTTCTTACCTGCAACATTAGAGCCTTTGATTGCGTTCAATAGATTAGGAATGTATGGTGGTCTAGCTACTTTAAATGAGTATGCAAAAAATACTTTAAGAATGCCTTACCGTATGGTTAAGAGTACTGCCAAAGGTGCTTTCACTAAGGGCACTATTGGAGATAAGTATAGAGAATTTAAAAAAGCCTATGATGCAGATGATAGTGACTTACAAATATTTGCCAAACATATAGGTACAATCTTTGAAGGTTTTCAATATGCTTATCAAAATGCAGCCGAAGTTAATGCTAGTGTTAAGTGGGAAAAAGTCGATCAGATAATATTTAAGTACAATTTACTTCAACCAATCACAGATGCAACAAGAGTTGCTGCATTAAGAGGTGCTATTGTATCCCTACCCCACTGGGCAAGGAAAGCTAAAAAGGGTAGCAAGATGTATACTCGATACCTTCAAGAAGTAGGTCTTGTAGCATCTGATCTTGATATGTTTGATCCTACTGATCCAATGGGTACATCTAATCCAAAAATAAGAGCAGCTTTAAATGACATAGTCGCCTCTATTATTATTGCTCCAGATGCAGGAAGAAAACCTACATGGATGTCAGACCCAAGATTTGGTTTACTATCACACATTAAAACATGGACATTTACTTTTACAAACACAGTCTTACAAAGATCATACAAAGAGTTGTTTGTAAATGGTAATCCAATGCCGTTGGTTTATCTTGCAGGTTTTGGTGCAATGTTATCTCTTCAACACACACTCAGAGAGTGGATGACATACGGTGAAGAAGGTAATCCATTTCTTAATGAAATGTTTGATGAAGATGAAGAAACAGCAAGATTTATATATAATGCTTTTGAAAGAGGCGGATTATTTGGTGTCTTTCAATTTGTAGCTGATTATGTTGTGGGCTCAAGGATAGGCAGACAATCATTTGACCCAGGGGGAACATTGATACCTGCATATAATCTTCTAAGGAGATTTGGAGATGCTCTTGCAGGTTTACTTCAAGCAGTTAACACAGATGCAAGAGAACAAGCAAAAGGTCTTAGAAAAGCATTTGATAACTTTACTAGATTAACACCATTATTAAGTATCACAGGTCAGGCAAGAAAAGATCTAGTGGATTATGTAACACCAAAAGCACCTAGAAGAAGAAAGGGTGTTTTTAGTTTTCCAAACATGAAAGCGTTTGGAGGCAGTAGTTTTAAGTCTTTTGGAAGGTAAATCAGACATAGACACAGACACCAACAAATAGTATAGTAGGAACTAATATGACAATACTTATATCAAAATACAAAACGGGTATAGACTTACCACCTCTTACTACAAGTCTCAATCACTTGAGTGGTGAAAACAATCTAACATTTCCTTACAAGACAGGGGACAATCAAGAAACCTTTAGTACAACATCAGGTGTTCATTTATGTCTTGTCAATGGTGGTAAATTAATTTTAACAGATGATACTGATACATTTACAGTTGCATTTGGTTCAACCAATATATCAATCACATGGCACAGTCGGGTAAACTCTCTAGCAGACGTAGACGATGTTGTCTTTGTGTTCAATGCTTTTGCAAAACCTACCTCTGGAATAACACGATTAAAATTCGTGGCGACTTCAGGGCAGACTATTTTCTCAGGCAATGATGCTAATGGTACTGCCCTGACCTTACAAGATAATAGTATTCAAGTATTTAAAAATGATAATTTTTTAGATGAATCAGATTACAATTTAGATATACCAAATAACACTGTTACTTTAACTCCATCTAATGCAGCCACAACAGGTGATATAGTTTCTATGTTTGTCTTTGCTTCAATCTCAGACACAACAGAACTTAACAATGCTACAACTTCTGCGACTGCATCAGCTACTACAGCAGGTAATCACAGTACGACAGCACAAAGATGGGCATCAAATCCAGTAAATACTACTGTTATAGATGCTAACACTAGTGTTGATAGTAATGAATATTCTGCTAAAGCCTACGCTGTTGGAGATAATCAAACAGGTGGATCTGCAAAAGAGTGGGCAATAGGTGGATCAGGTAATGTAAATAATGCAGTAGAGGGCACAGATTTTTCAGCAAAGTATTATGCCACTCAAGGTAACGTAGCTACAGTTGCAACTAATATAAATTCAATAGCAGACGTTGCGGCTAATGAAACTAATATTAATGCTGTTAAAAATAATGAAACTAATATAAATACTGTAGCAGGTGTTGTAAATAACAATCAACTCCAGACAGTAGCTACTAATATTGCAGACATACAGACAGCAGCAAATGATTTAAATGAAGCTACTTCAGAAATAGACACAGTAGCAAATTCTATTACAAACGTAGATAATGTTGGAAACAATATAAGTGACGTTACTTCTGTGGCAGGTGCTCTTACAGATATAGCTACTGTTAATCCTCATGTCACTAACATCGGCACTGTTGCTACAAACATAAATAATGTTAATACTGTTGGAAATAGTATTGGCAATGTAAATTCTGTTAGTGCTAACCAAGCAAACATAACCACTGTTGCCAATGCTAATGCTAACGTAGCTACAGTAGCAACTAACATATCAAATGTTAATACTGTAGCGGCAGACATTGCTAAAGTAATCACAGTAGCAAATGATTTAAATGAAACCGTTTCAGAAATAGAAACTGCTGCGGCAGATTTACAAGAAACAACTTCAGAGATAGATGTTGTTGCTAATGCAATTACTAACGTAAATAATGTTGGAAACAATATTGCTAACGTCAATACAGTTGCAGGTATATCCACTAATGTAACAACAGTATCAGGAATTTCTAGTGATGTAACAAGTGTTGCAAATATTGCTTCAGATGTTTCAGCAGTAGAGAATGTAAAAGCTAATGTTACAACAGTAGCAGGAATTGCAAGTGATGTTACAAGCGTAGCAGGTATATCTAGTGATGTAACAAATGTTGCGGCTAATCAAACTAACATAAATTCTGTTAATAATAACGCAACGAACATAAACACGGTAGCTACTGATATAAGCAATATTAATGCAACTGCTAATAATATAAATAATGTTAATACTGTGGCAAATAATGTTGCAGCAGTAACTAACGTAAGTACTAACATGTCCTCTGTGACAACTGCTTTGTCAAACGTCAATGCTTTTAATCAACTTTACCACGGTGCATTAAGCTCTGATCCTAGTTCAAATGTAACTTCTGGAGATCTATATTTTAATACAACTGATTCAAAGTTAAAAGTTTACAATGGATCTGCTTTTGTAAGTGTAGATACTACGGAAGCTAATGATCTATCAGATGTAACAATTACTAGTCCACAAAATGGTCAGATACTTGAGTATAATGGTGCGGCTTTTGTTAACACGACACCTACTCCATCAGTTAGTGCGGGTTTTGTAATAGCTATGGGAATTGCATTGTAAAATAAAGGAACAAAATTATGGCTCAAAATTTTAGAAGATATATATCAAATTCAGTAGGTGCTAGTGCAACTACCATAGTAACTGCTGATAGTAATGATACAATTATAGGAATCTCTATTGCTAATGTTGCATCCACACAAGTAAATGCGACAGTAACTATAACTGTAGGTTCAGATGTTATTTCAATTGTGAATTCCGCTCCGATTCCCGTTGGATCTTCATTACAGGTTTTAGATGGTGGTGCAAAGTTAGTTATGCAATCAGGTGATATATTAAAAGTAACAAGTTCAGTGGCAAGTGGATTAGATGTCTGGGTGTCTGCTGTAGATGCAATTAGTACATAAAGGTTTAGAGAATGCCATACATAGGAAATATCCCAACTACCGCTTTTACTAGTTTAGCAAAGCAAGATATTACTGGTAATGGTGGTACAATTTATACTCTCGATCATGAAGTATCGAGTCCGAATGACATTGCAGTCTTTTTAAATAATGTAAGACAAGAACCTACAGAAGCATATTCTGTTAGTGGCACCACTTTAACAATGACAGGTGCTATACAATCAAGTGACAATTTTTATGTTATCTTTATAGCTAAAGCTATTCAGACTACTGTCCCACCCGATGGTTCTGTGTCTACATCAAAAATTGTCAATGATGCTGTAACTACATTAAAAATTTTAGATAGTTCTGTAACATCTGCAAAAACAAATTTTATGAGTAGCTCTTCTAACGCAGGATTAGAAATAAAAGGTGATGGATCTAGTGTTGATGGTTATCTACAATTGAATTGCCATGTCAACACTCATGGTGTAAAGCTGAAAGCACCTCCTCATAGTGCTCAACAATCTTACACTTTAACTTTACCGAGCACTGCACCGTCAGCAGGTAAAGCATTAATTACAGATGGTAATGGTGTTCTATCTTTTGGTGATGCGGGTGTTGCTAGTGAAGAGGGTTCATGGACACCTTCATTAACTGGTGTAAGCAGTCCTTCTGTAGCAGTTGGAAGGTATGTTAAAATTGGTAAAGTAGTAACGGCTCATGCTAATGTTAATGGTGTAGTATCTGGTAGTGGCAGTATGACAGTTTCTGGATTACCTTATGCTTCAAATTCAACAACCAATATGCAACAATCAATAACTGTAGGATTTAACAGCCATGTGTATTATTCATCAGGAAGTATGCAAGGTGTACAAGCAAGAATTAATCCAGGATCAAGTGCATTTTCATTACTTAGATATAGGCATGGTAACAATGGTGATGGAGTACAAGCAAGTCAACAATCTGGTACTGCTGTTACTATTCTTATTGGTGGGACATATATAACAGATTAGGAGATTTGAATGAGCTTAACGAAAGAAATAGAAATAGGTCAGATAGAGATAGTGGCTAATTGGTCAATCCATGTAAGAACTGATACTATTTTTAAAGAGAATGGTAGTGAAATATCTAGGTCACATCATCGACATGTATTACAACCTTTTACTTCTGTTTATAAAACTAAAGAAGATAATGGAGTAATGGTACCTGATTTAAAAGATGGTAAGTTACAATGGACACATACAGACACAGATATTTCAAAAGAAGATAAAAAAGTTCAAGCAGTGGCTAATGCTGTGTGGACTGATGATGTTAAAATTGAATATAAAACTTTTACAGAAGCTAATATGGAAATTTAATTATGCCTTTATCAAAAATAGTACATAGTTCATTACCAGATCAAGGGATTACATTACCTCAAGGGACAACCGCAGAAAGACCAAGTAGTCCGATTGCGGGAAATTTTAGATATAATACTACTTTATTATCAATAGAATTTTGGAATGGAAGTTCTTGGCTTCAGACACATTTAATACCTGTGCTTACTTCAATTTCAGGTGACGTTTTAGCAGGTGTTGCAGCTACTCTTACACTTACAGTTTCTAATACAACAACTGCTATTAATGTTGTTTATAAAGTCTCAGGATCAGAAATTGCTAGAAATACTAATGTATCAGTATCAAGTGGAACAGCTACTGTTACGACTCCTACAGCAGTACAAAATTTATCGGTTGGTGCAACAGTGGTTATTTCTATTGAAAACACTGATGTAGGAAATACTCCATCTGTTACAAGTGTAACTAAAACAGTTGGTGGTGTTGCATCAGGTGGTCAGACTGTTACAACTTATACAATAGGTTCTAATAATTATAGAGCACATATTTTTACAAGTTCAGGAACTTTTACCGTACCCACAGGTTTAACTTTATCAAACGTAGAGTGTTTAATCTGTGCAGGTGGTGGAGGTTCTGGTGCCTACGGAAATGGTGGTGGTGGAGGAGGCGGAGGAGGCGGTGGCTCCTCTAGTATTTATACTATAGCTTCTTTAGCCGCAGGTAGTTACTCTATGGTTATAGGAGCAGGTGGAGCAGCACATGCAACAGCTTATAATTCTACTGTACCTGCTGCATTTCAAGGAAATCTTTCATCTACAAAATTTAATAATGGTAGCTTTGTAGGTGGTGGAGCAGGAGCTTATGGTTCAAATGCAAGTGGAAATATTGGTGGATCAGGGGGTGGTGGAAATCCTGTTAATGGTGGTGCAGGTGGAACTTATGTAAGTGGTACTCAAGGTCATTCAGGTGGATATGTTGGGTCTCTTAATCAGGGAGATAATGGAGCCGCAGGTGGTGGTGGAGTAAGTGGTAATGGATATAATAACACATGGTCAAATAGTGGATCAGGTGGAGGTGCAGGTCTTACAACTAATTTTAGAGATGGCTCAACTAACATAGTTTATTCAGCAGGTGGCAGAGGTGGTAACGGTACATATCATGGTAACACTGGTAGAGCAGGAGTTTCAAATACAGGCGAAGGTGGTTGGGGACCAAAAGGAGGTTACTCAGGTTATGCAGGTGGCAGTGGTATAATAATGATAAGGTATATAATATAGGTTAATTATGGGACATTATGCAAAAGTAAAAGATGGTAAAGTAACAGAAGTTATTGTTGCTACTTATGATTATATTAAAGAGAGAGAAGATAAAGATGAGTGGATTAAGACATCTTATAACACTCGTGGTGGGAAACATTATGCACCCAATCAAGGTGATGTACTTTCTGATAATCAAGCAAAAGCATTAAGAGCAAATTTTGCAGGGATTGGTTATCATTATGATAAAGATGCTGATGTTTTTTATTCACCTACCCCATTTCCAAGTTGGATACTAGACAAAGGTACATGGGAATGGAAAGCTCCAACTCCTTATCCACAAGGTAAAGTAGCTTATTGGAAAGAAGATACTAAAGAATGGGTTGAAGTAACAAAAGAAGCAGACCTTAGTAATCCACCAGAAGAGGGAGGAGAATAGAATATGCCTATAATCGGAACTCAACCTTTATCAGGACAATTTAGAAAACTGGATACAATTACACCTAATGGTGGCACATCTTATACTCTTCAATTTAATGGTACAAATTTTATACCACCACAACCTGAAGCATTAATTGTGTCTGTCAACGGTGTTACGCAAAGTCCGTCAACTAGTTATACTCTCAACAATGCAACAATTACATTTGCTTCTGCTCTTGTAAATGGGACAGATGTTATAGATTACATTATAGCAATGGGAGAAACGGGTATATCTCAGACTGTGAGTGCGGGTACAATAGATGCTGACAAATTAGCAGACAGTGTGGCATTAAGTAATACACCTATAAGAGTAAATACAAATACTATAACTAGTTCACATACAATAGCTTCGGGATCAAATGCATTTGTAGCGGGTCCAATAACAATTAACAGTTCTGTAACTTTAGTGGTTAACGGAACATTTACGGTGGTTTAAATGACATCAACTTTACAAGTACAAAATTTAAGGGGTCCAACCTCTGGTTCAAATGCAAACCAAGTTTTAATAGGATCTGGGCAAAAAATTGTAGCAACCGATCAAGGTTCTTTAGTTGCCCCAGGAACTGTATTACAGGTTAAATATTTTCAGTTAACAACCTCACAAACTGAAACATATGGAACAGCTAACACAGATCACGCAGTAAGTAATTTTGTCGTTAATATAACACCTCAAAGTACAAATTCAGTTATAAAACTTGAAGCTAATGTTATGTATGATTCAGCTAATACACCTTGGAGTACAATGTGGTTTTTTTATAGAGATACTACTAAATTAGCAAATACTCAAGCATCTCCTGGTAGTAGAACAGTTGGTATATCTATATCATTACCAAGTTTAGACAGTGATAATGACTCAACACCTCATTTTTCAACACTAACTTATTTTGATACTCCATCAACAACATCTGCAATAAATTATAAGTTAGGTGTAAGAGCCATTACAAATAATCCTTTTTATATAAATAGAACGCAAAATGATACAGATAATAGTAGCCATGATAGAGGTGTTTCTGTTTTTTCAGCTATGGAGATTGCAGGATGAGTACATTAAAAGTAGGTAGTATAACTAACTTAGCAGGTAATGGTGGACCTTATCAAAAAGGTTCTGTCATACAAGTTAAGTATTATCAATTGATAGATAATGCTACACTTAACTATGGCAGTCAGAGAAATGCTGATATTTCAATACCTAATTTTCAAATTGTCATAACCCCTGGGAGTACAAATTCTATTATAAAGTTAGATGCACAATTTACATTTGGACATACTGGAAGTAATTTTGATTATTTGTTTGGATTTTTAAGAAATGGTACAAAATTAGCTAACTCAGGTAGTGATCTGACTGCTACTGAACTTGTACCCCCAATTAGTTATAATGTTCGTAGACGAGGTATAATGCCCGCTTATGGTTCATATCCAGGACAAAATCAAAATGCTATGAGCGTGGCTTCTTATACTTACTTCGATACACCTGCTACTACTTCACCTGTTACATATAACGCATTTGTTACAAGTTATGATGTTAATAGTACAATTTATATAAATTGTGCTCAGAATACCACTTCTATAGGTTCAGAGAGTGGAACTTCTTGGATGTCAGCTACAGAGATAGGAGGATAAAATGGTATCAATTTTAAAAGTAGACACCATTAAAAAAACTAACGATAGTGTTCCAACTGTTGCAGATCTTGGTATTAGTACAACTGGACTTGGACCTAATATTCTACAAGTTGTATCTTCTGGTATTATTAACAGTCAGTTTCAAACAGCTTCAGGTAGTTATGTGACAACTAATTGTGATGTAAATATTACCCCATCAGCAACAACCTCTAAAGTATTAGTGTTTGCAAACATAACTGGTTATTATATATTTGGAGGTGGTACAGATCATGGAGGATCTGGAGCAATATATAGAGATTCTACAGAACTTTATGGTAGTAATGCAAGATTTGGTTATCAAAGAGATAATTCCTCAAGTAATCAGGAAATAGCAATACCTTTAGTACTACAACATCTCGATACTCCTTCAACTACAAGTCAAATAACTTATGGTATTTACATGAGTGCTCATGCAGGAGGAACTGTTTGGACAAACAATCATGACAGATGCATTATAGTAATGGAGATAGCGGGGTAATTTTATGTCATTCACAATTTTAAAAGAAAGGAAAATAAAATGGCAAGAGTAGCAGAAGCGTTAATGGCATTAAACATAAAAGAATGGGCAATGTCTGACGAACCAACAAACGAAACAGAGTTTAACTCAATGTTTGTGAAAGTAGTTGGAACCGATTCCAACGGTACAGCTATTACAAGTAGCGATCCGAAAGACTTTGGCACTACATGGAGTGCTGTATCAGCAAAACAAAAAGAGTTAACTGATGCTGAACCTATGGCTGAATTAAGATTGCAAAGAAATGCATTGTTAGTAGAAACAGATTTCTACGCATTGTCAGATGTAACCATGTCAAGTGATATGAAAACATACAGACAAGCATTAAGAGATATAACTAAAGATGCGAAACCTACATTAGAAAATGGTGTATTAGGTAATATAACATTTCCAACTAAACCAAGTTAAGGAAACATAGTATGGCTCTAACTAAATTAAATTTTCCTAGTAATACTATACTTCAAGTTAAAGAAAAAGCTACTAATAGCTCTGCTTTTACTCAAGGTACAAATTATATGTCTAGTGCTCTACGGTTGAGTATAACACCATCATCTACATCTAGTAAGATATTAGTGATACCTAGTGCAAATATGTATAATAATTCAAGTGGTGCACATGGACTAGCAACTGTATATAGAGGTACCTCTGATCCTGGATTTGGTCAGACTACCCCAAGTGCTGTAGATATAGGAGATACTGCTAATTCAAGTGCTCCTAGTGGTAGCTATGGTGGATACGGAATTGGAGGTACTTTAGTATTAGGTACGGGTGCTCACAAAAACAGTGTTACTAATACAATTTTAGATGAACCAAATACTACGAATCCAGTATGGTATTTTATCTCAATAAAAACGAACAATCAGACTACCTATGTAGTTATGAATGTTCATTCAGAAAGGTCTGTTTTAACTTTAATAGAATTAAAAGGATAAAATTATGGAAATAGATGGAATGTTATTTTGGAATATTATCTTATCACTAATTATCGTTCCATTCGGTTGGGTTTTTACATACTTAGTCAAAGAGGTTAAACGCATTCAGATCCTGTTGAACCAGACACGGGAAACTTATGCAACCAAAGAAGATTTAAAAGATAATTCTAATCGTATTTTTGAGACACTACACAGACTAGAGGACAAGTTAGATAACTTGCTATCAAAACATGGCTAAGAAGAAAAAGAAAAAAGGATCTATGAAAGGTTACACCATTAAAGGTGGACACAAAAGACCTACAAAATCTGGTGCAGGTATGACTAAAAAAGGTGTTGCGAAATACCGTAGGGAAAATCCAGGATCTAAACTACAGACAGCAGTAACCGAGAAGAACCCTAAAGGTAAAAGAGCCGCCAGACGTAAATCATTTTGTGCTAGAAGTTTAGGTCAGATGAAAAAGTTTCCAAAGGCAGCCAAAGATCCTAACAGTCGTTTGAGACAAGCAAGAAGAAGATGGAGATGTTAAATGAAACGTAGAACTTCAACCACTCACATTGTCATACATTGTGCAGACACTTATGCAGATATGGATATTGGTGCGGATGAAATAAGAAAATGGCATGTTGATGAAAGAGGATGGTCGGACATTGGCTATCACAAAGTAATAAAACGGGATGGGACAGTAGAAGATGGTCGAGATATAGATGTGTCTGGTGCACATGCCGCAGGTTTTAACAGCGTGAGTGTTGGTGTTTGTCTTGTAGGAGGCAGAGGCAAAGACAACAAAGCTGAAGATAATTTTACAGAGGCACAAATGGCTTCATTAAGAGAAGTTGTTGAAGAACTCATGGCTAAATATGAATGGGCACAGCCTATGGGTCATAGAGATTTGCCGAATGTAACAAAAGAATGTCCATCATTCGATGTTCTCGCATGGTGGCATGGCGAAGAAAGCAACCCAACTAATCATACAGAAACGGAGACTTGATTATGATTCATAAAAAGAAAGCTAAGAAGAAAATTAAAAAGCCTATGACTAAGAAAAAAGGTTATGGGTATTAATTAAGGATATGAGAAGATGGACCCAGTAACGATTTCGGTAGCTCTTTCCGCAGCAAACACTGCATTTAACGCTATTAAACGTGGGTTCTCTATCGGAAGAGACATAGAACAAATGTCTGGGGATGTAGGGCGGTGGATGTCTGCGGTGTCAGACATAGATAATGCAGAGAAAATGGCTAAGAATCCTCCCCTGTTCGGTAAGCTATTTAAAGCAGGATCAGTAGAAGAAGCCGCCCTACAAGCATACGCAGCAAAAAAGAAATTAGAACAACAAAGACAAGAACTAAAAGTCTTTTTAAATATGACTTACGGACCTCAAGCCTATGCTGACCTCCTTAAAATGGAAGGGGAAATAAGAAAGCAAAGACAGCAGACAATTTATAAGCAACAGCAGATGAGAAGACACATAGGTGAAATCATTGCTTGGATAGTTTTAGTTGCAATAGGTGCAGGTTTCCTAGCTTTGATAGGATCTTTATATGTAAAGAAAGCCTATGGGTATGAATACAAACCTAAGACCTATACATTAGATCAACAAATTCGACAAGGCACCAAAACCAAACCTAAGTATACAACCTGTAGATTAATGAAACAAAAAACTTACAAAGGTAAAGTAGCTTGTATTTATCAAGGTGCTAACCAGACATGGGAATTAAATTTTGAGGATATGTCAGTACCAAACGCATGTCCCAGACAGTATAAATGTGTGTATAAACCAAATTCAAAAGAACCTAGCATTGACGATGTTATGGAAAGTTTGAGAAGTGTGGCAGGAGATCGATAATGTTTAAGTGTCTTGTCGTTGCCTGTCTCATAAGTCAACCTAATTATTGTCAAGTTCTAGAGAATACAGAGTATCCTGTGGTGTATAAAACTTATGAGGCTTGTAAAAACAGAGCACTAGAGATAGCATCTCAAATTCCAATATACTTACAAGGATACAAAGCAACTAAATGGAAATGTACAGAAGTACGGGAAGGACAACTATTATGAAGTACGGTAAAAAATCTACGACTATGAAAAAATCTAAATCTACTAAGAAAGGTTTGACAGATAGACAAAAGCAGACTTTGAAAAAACATTCAGTCCATCATAGTGCCAAGCATATGTCCATGATGAGAAGGCTGATGATGAACGGAATGTCATTTACTCAGGCACATAAAATGGCAATGAGTAAAGTGGGTAAATAATGGATAGTACAATTTTAGATGCATGGAATGAGCTTAGTTATTTTGAAGGTGTCTTGTTTACCATTTGGTTATTTGTGTTATACTATGGTAAAGTTTGGATAGACACAAAATTTAAGAAAAAGGAGTGCAAATGTTCCAAGCCTTAATAGGACCAATTGCAAATCTAGCAGGTGCTTGGTTTGAGAATAAAGTTGAAAAGACTAAAGCTGAAGGAAAAGCTAAAGTTGCAGAGGCTAAAGCTCGTGCTACTGTTGCCGAGAAAGTTGCAACTGGCGAGGTTGAATGGGAAGGCAAAATGGCTGATGCTACAAATGAAAGTTGGAAGGATGAATTTGCCTTATGTGTCCTTTTGGCTCCCGCAATTTTAGTCTTCATTCCTGGGATGAGAGAGTATGTTAAAGAAGGTTTTGCAGTACTTGCTGATCTACCTGATTGGTACCAATACCTTTTATATATAGCAATATCTGCATCTTTTGGAATCAAAGGTGTTGGTCAAGCCGCAAAAATGTTGAAGAAGAAATGATACACTGGATTAAAAAAATATTTAAATCAAGATACCTAGACATGTCTAGGGATCTGTCTAGACATAGAGTTCATACAACTAAGTATGAAGATTTGTGCATGTGAAGGAAACATAAATGGCAAAAAAGAAAAAATCAGGTTCACCTAAACCAAAAAATCCTGCCTTATATGCAAGGGTTAAAGCAGAAGCTAAACGTAAGTTTAAAGTATATCCATCAGCATATGCAAATGCTTGGCTTGTGCGTACATATAAGAAACGTGGTGGAAAGTATTAGACATGGCTTACCAAGGTGGACTTAGAAAATGGTTCAGAGAAGATTGGCGAGATGTCAAGACAGGCAAGAAGTGTGGTCGTTCTGGTAAAGAGAAAAAGAAAAGACCTTATCCTGCTTGTAGACCAAGGTCAGTAGCTAGTAAAATTAGTAAAAAAGAAGCCAGTAAAAAGACAGGTCCTAAAAGAGTTAATTGGTCTGTGACTGCTTCAGGAAGAAGAAGAAAGAAAAAGAAATGACAAAAAAATTATCTGCAAAACAAAAGAAGATTGCAAGAGTTGCACCTCCAAGAAATAAAATCACAGGTGCTGACTTTAAAAAATTAAAAAGAAAGAAAAAATAATGGCTAATTTTGGACAGGTTTCAACCTATATGAAAGCATTAGGTAATTCTATGTTACCAGAGAGTATGCAAACAGAGCAGTATACGAATGAAGATTTTAATGAAGCCACAAACATGGCACTCTTAAAATTTTTACAAGATACTTATGGCGATAAAGAAGCGGGTAGTTATCCTGTTACATATCAAGATTTAAATAATTATTTTAATAGTCAAAGTGTTTTAAATGATGGTGGTTTGTTCTCTGATGCAGGTGCTATTAAAACTACTCTTGGTTCTTTTAATGTTAATAAATTACCAGATGGAACATTCGAGGTAACTGACACTTATGATTTTAATCAAACTGATGAGTATGGAAAACCGATGGCTAATGCACCCACCTTTGGAGATGTGATGTCTAGGTTATCTCCAAGCAATATTATGGATAAAGGTTTTGGGACAAGTCTTTATGGAGCCGCTAGGATGTTTGGAGGTATGAGAATACCAGAGGGATCTGCCAATGCAATACCAATAAAGTTAACTTACCCATCTTCATCTCCTGCTCCTGCAATGGTGCCACCACCTGTACCCATTCCTAGACCTAAAAAAATAGAGGAGCAACAAATGGTAAATGTTGCCCCTAGTCCTTATGATAATTTAACTTCTTCAGGTGCGTTGAAAATGGGATTTGGATCTCTTAGAAATCCTTCTCTTTAAATATATTATATAAAATAGCATCATGAGAAATACAATTGGTTCTATAATAACAAAGATCCATATGTTTATTTCATTGTATGTCATACCAAGTGGCTTGGCTAATTCAACTAGCAACCAAACACACCAATTAAAAGTGGTATCCATTATCTCCATATAAGTCATTATTGTCTCTCCTGTTTTGTAAGTTTTCTTTTAGCTTCGTGTAAGTCTTCTGTAAATAAATGAGCATACTTTTCAGTTATATTTACGTTAGCATGTCCCATCAACTTAGATAAAGTATAGATAGGCATACCCTTTTTTATTTCATCAGTAGCATATGTGTGTCTTAGATCGTGCCATCTAAAATTTTTTATACCACTTTTATCCAAACAAGAAATCCAAGAAGATCTGTTAGAATGTACTCTGTCTCCCGTGTCTGGGTTATGAAATAAATATCCATGAGTACTAGAAGGTTGTTGAAGTAAAACTTCGACAATATCTAGAGCTTCATCGCACAAGGGAATAACTCTAGTCTTACCATTCTTTGTAATCACATTTCTTAAAACAACTTGAGGACCAAAGTTAGTTCTCTCAAAGTCTGTATTTAATAATGAAAACTGTTCGTTCCATCTAAGTCCTGTAAGATAGGCAAACTTAATCTCATAATATAAATTAGGACTAGTGCTCTCTTTGGCAGACTTTAGTAGTTTATCTTTCTCAAGGTCACTCAAACTTCTTATTCTTGTTTCACTATCTTTCAGATATTTTTTATCTAAATTTTTTATAACATTAACACCATCCCATTCCGTATTACTCTTAATAAACTCTATCATCTTGCTAAACATTCTAAGATCTCTAAGTATTGTAGCATCGGAACAAGACATTCTTCTACGTTCAATGTAATTAACAATATCTAACTTAGATATCTTACTCAAAGGCATGTCCTTAAAATAAGGATTTAGCATTTTACTACTTGTCTTGTATCTCTCAGTAGTCTTTGGCTTCAATGCTCTAGCACAATATTCTTTTAGGAAATATGTCAATGCTTCAGAAAAGATAATGTCAGACTTTGACTTAGATAATTCGTTTATCTTCTTTGTCTTCTCAAGTATGACTAATCCATCAGCTTCTTTCTTAGACTTGGCATCAGTTCTTAATCTATATCTTTTATTTTTTATTTTAAAATCAACATACCATACAGTATTTCTTAGGTAGCTACCCATGATTTCTCCTCTCATTGTCAGTCTCTAATGGTCAAGTAGTATTCTTGACTACACCATTATAATCTCCTATATTACATATAGGCAAGTATAAAATAATTTAAAGGGAGAAAAAAATGTTTTCAATGATAGTTATGACTTGTATCATTTGGATAGAGGGTAGTCGATATGATGGAGGAGAAGCTAAATGTGGCATCCATAAGGCAGAACTAGAGTATACATCTAGGTTTGCTTGTGAGATTGATATACCTAAGTATGAGAGGTATGTTATAAATAGTATCTATGATCAATTTGAGCCACCATTTGCAGATATAATATTAAACACCATGTGTTATGAAAATTTTGGAGAAGAGAAATGACAGAAGAAAAAATTGATATTTATGATATAGATGTACAGTTACATAAGATTAGGACATGGGTAACTTCAAAAGGATTTACACCACATGGATTAGCCAAAGCTACTAAGTTTGGTGCAGGTACATTTGCAGATATGTACTCATCTAAATGGAACCCACGAGTTTCAACTTTACGAGAACTCGAAACTTTTATGTTAGAGCATGATGAAAAAGAATAAGATTACTTATGTAATGTATCTATCAATCTACTTAGATACCATTGAGCCTTTTTAAGATCTTGAATTCCACCCTTATGTCTCCACCTATGGATGTACTTCTTGATATTTCCCTCAATGTAAAAAGAAAATCCTTTCTTACCTAGACTATCTTCTAAATAATCTATGCATTCAATCTCCCCCTCTTTGTAGTGAGGGGGATGATTGACCATCTCAGTTTTAGCTTCTTCTTCCTTTAGTCTTCTTAACATATAATTATTATGTCCTTCATGACCTTGATAATCAAAATCAAACTCTAACTGTTCTTCTTGATCCTCAACATTGAGACTTCTCTCATAATTAGAAAGTTTACTATTAAACACCACATGATCCTCCGTGTCCTGTTATATCACAAATGTCGTGTGTCTCTAAAGATTCTTCAAATTCTTCCCCTAGATTCTTACGAGCTTCTTTATATGGGACAGAAATTAAAGGCTGACCACCTCTACTTCCGTCAGGGTAACAAGTAAAACCCCTCAGACGATGAGCATACTTTGCTAGTGTCTGTGCAAAAGGTTCGACTGTGTCTTCGTTATTAAGTTCAGATCCCCAAGCAGGTAAATTGATAGTACTAGATATAGACATATCAACGTAGTCTTGTACATCTGCTTGAAACTCCATTCTTCTTTCATATGCACTAGACAGATCAAGAGCACTCTCTATTGTGTCTGGGTCTGTGCCATAGCGATCAATGACTTCTTGGGCAGCACTATCCACAACCATCTGATACATCCATTTTTTTCCGTCTTTAAGATATCTTCTCTTATATGCAACGGCAAATAAAGGCTCAACACCTGTAGTTGTAGATGCTAAAATACCAATAGAACCTGTTGGTGCTATAGCTCTAACCTTTACAGGTCTACTTATGCCAAGAGTATCAGCACTCTCTTTAGCAACTTTATCTGATACAGACTTATAAACATGTAACCAACGATGCATTTCTTCTGTTACTTTATATGGTTGTTTTCTTTGTAGTAACCATTCATGCATACCCATCAGACCTAGTCCAAGTCTTCTGTTCTTCTCACGAACTTTGTAAACTCTATCATATGGAAGCTCTGCCTTGACAGTTCCACAAATTAAAAATTTAGTAGCTAGTTCAGTGCACTCAGTAAAGTCTTTTATATCTTCTATTCTAGACATGTTAAGAGAGCCTAAGTTACAGACATCACTATCATTCTCAGACGTTACTTCAGTACAAGCATTTCTAAGTGTCTCATTCTCGTTCTCAAAAAAGTTAAATGAAAATCCTGGTTCTGCTGAAGACAATGCTTGTTTAGTATTCTTATACCAAAGGTCTGGTAACTTGCCTGTGTTCCAATAGTCTTTTATAAATTTAGTATCCCAATTAAGTGATATGTTTGTCATGTCTAGTGGACAAGCAAAGTTAAAATCTGCTTCTTTAAGGTCCGCCATTGTCTTATCTGTCCCTGCTACAGGCATCTTCTTCCAATCTTTCGCATGTAAGAATGCTTCAGCATCGGCATGTTGCCAATTCAAAGATGCATAAATAGCTGAACGTCTGCTACCACCTTGCATAACTTGTCTGCCTATTTCATTCACGGCTAACATCAAACTTATTGGACCACTAGCCACACCACCTGTTCTTGATAGTATGGAATCTTTAGCACGAAATACAGAATAATCTATACCAATACCACCACCACTTGAAAGACAAGACATCGCTCTGTTAGCTAAATGTCCCCATTCTTCTCGTGTATCTTCTTCGCCTTTTAATAAATAACAGTTGTTGAAAAATTTAGCAGGTCTTCCTGCATAGTATAAGTATCTACCCCCAGGAATAAATCTCATTGTACTTATCATAAATTTTAAATGATCAATGTCAGACTGTGGTAACAAACCACCACACACATCATCTACTAATGTGCTAGACAATTCTTCCCATGTCTCAGCACCTTCATGTTTATATTTTAAATTAAATATACTCTCAGCAAAACTGTTACGAAAAATATTTTGATTATCAGTATACATTTTCTTCATTTCATTCATTGTTTTATCCTATCCTATTTTGCCTCTCCCCAAGTCTTGCCGATTCCGCCCTCGACAAGTCCTGTTTGAGGTATGTTTTCAAATAACTTAGTAGCAGACCACATCATAGTTTTGATCATTATGTCTTTCGCTTGGGTGGCAAACTCATCTGGAACCTCTGCAATCAATTCATCGTGTACCACATGTACCAACTTTGCAGGAATATTCCCCCAGATTTTAGGAAATCTACTCAGACACAACAACATTATTTCTGCGGCTCCCCCTTGACATGGAGTGTTTATAGACTTTGTGAACAATTGATTTGATCTTAACGGTGCATAAACTCTTCCCTGTGGTGTCCATAAATAACCTGTGTTGTCTGCTAATTTTCTAGTCTGTGTAATCCACTCCTTTAGTCCAACATAAAGATCCAGAACTTCGTGCTGAATCCTACTAGCCTCATGTAACGTGGTTGGGTGCCCATTAGTTGTCAACACTTGTGACAATCCTCTAGGTCCCTGACCAAATAAAAGTCCAAATATACAAGCCTTTGCCGCTTGTCTCATCCACTTACCAGACCCTGTTTTAAAGTGATCATCGTTGCAATCAGCAGGATAGTCCCCTTTGAAACAATGTCTTGCGGTTAGTGTGTGAATGTCTAGACCGTCTTCGATAGCTCCCAACAAAATTTTATCGTTTGATAAAGCCGCAGGAACTCTAACTTCTATTTGACCATAATCACAAACCACTAGACTATGGCAATCTTTACTTTTAAACAAATGTCTGAACTCCTCAGTCGCATTTATTGTTTGTAAAGCAGGTTCGGTTACACTAAATCTACCTGTTTCTGTGCCACCTATTCTAAAATTTGCATGAATCCTTTCAGACATTGGATTTACAAAACGATTAAAGTCTGTACCCAATGTTGAATTATTCTTTTTTGCATCTGCCCATTCTGCTATAGCTAGTAAAGGAGGATGATATTCAGTTGGTAATTGTGAAATATTTTCAAGAATATCTACTTTCCCACATCTAAGCTGACCTGTATCAGTTTTGACCCAATTGTCTGTGGTATAGGGTGGATATTTATTTAAATGATATCTGATCCAATTAGCTACTTGGATTGTAGAGGCAGGATTATCTACCGCAGGGGCACCTTTACTTGA